ATGAACGAATTACAAGTATTCAAAAATCAAGAATTTGGTTCAGTAAGAACATTGGTGATTAACAACGAACCTTGGTTTGTTGGGAAAGACGTAGCCGAAGCACTTGGTTATGAAAAGCCAACAGATACGGTTAGAAAGCGTGTTGATGAATATGATAGAGGTATCTCCAAAATGGAGACCCCTTCAGGTAAACAGAACATGGTTATCATCAATGAATCAGGACTATACAGCTTAGTCCTCTCAAGCAAATTACCAAGCGCCAAGAAGTTCAAGCGCTGGGTTACATCTGAGGTGTTGCCAGCTTTAAGAAAAACAGGGCAGTACCAAGTGAAGGAACTAAGCGGACAGGAATTAATGGCTAAGGCATTAATCGAGGCTCAAAGCGTCTTAGCTGCTAAGGATAAAGTAATCGAGGAGATGAAGCCTAAGGCCTCTTATTATGACGTGATTCTAAATTGTAAGGGTTTGCTAGCAACCTCAGTAATTGCTAAGGATTACGGTTGGAGTGCTATCAGATTGAACGAATATCTACACAAGAAGGGCATTCAGTTCAAGCAAGGCAAAACATGGCTTTTATATCAGAAATACGCAACAGAAGGATATGCATCAACAAAAACGCATGAACATCTTGGTAATGATGGTACAAACCATGCAAATGTACATACTTATTGGACACAAAAAGGAAGAAGATTCATTTATGACCTATTAAAAAATGATGGAATCGTTCCATTGATCGAGCGTGATGAAAATGGATGAATGGAGTATCAGCGTTGAGGAAGTCATGCAGATTACCCATAAAAGTAGAGACTTCATCCTAAACGCTATAGAACAGGGCGTAATGCCTGGTTCAGTAGTAAAACATGACTCAGGTAAAAGAAGTACTTACATCCCTAGAAAGGCTTTCATGGATTACATGAACAATTATTACAGAGCTCCTTCAGATAAGTTGATTGCAGCAGTGGTAGAGGAGCTCACTAAAAGAAAGACAATTGAATAAGTAGCTTTAGTTGCTCGTAGGCACCTAAGGCCAAAGAAGGCAAATAATATTATTGTAGAATGTCTCGTTTTCATTTTTTTGGAAACTCCCTTCGTATGTGTATCTTACATTGAATATATCAATCCTTTTTAAATAATTTGTCTGTTGATCAAATAAATGCTTTCTTTGGCGCTAAGTGCTTATGAGCACAAAAAAAAGAACACACGACAGCCATCGTGTGCTCCCACTCAATCTTCTAGGAAAAGATTGATAAAAATCAGACAGTGCTAATTGTAGCACAGAAAGAGGAAATTATGAATAGTAAAAGAATCTTATTAATTGCATTTAACACTTTTGTTTTAGGCATGGTTATTTCAATGATTAGTACAGGCACAAATTGGGATAGTACAGCCGCACATGTCTTAAGTGCTTTCTCATTAGGATTAAACATCTTATTTTTGGAATATATCGGATTAAAGGGGGATAAATAATTATGATCAAACACGTAGAAACACCATTCCTACACCTTGAGATTAAAAACGGGAACTGTGAAGTAACAGGAAGAGGAAACACATGGCAGTACTTATTGCTGTTTGCTTACATCGTTAAAGCTGCCAAAGAAGGACGCTTTACTAATGGGTTTGACGATGAAGGAGAAGAAAAGGAATTCAATAGAATTCTAAACAAGGTGTATGAAAGTCCAGACGATGCAATTGAGGCATTTGGACCATTAGGGGATGTAAATGCAGTCTCTGATATCTTAGAAGCGCTAGATAGATTGTTCGGAGGGGATTACGTAGATGGAGAATAAGAAAGATATTCTAGAGAGCCTGTTTGAGGCTCTTACTAGAACTAGAAAGTGGCGAGATGAAATCGCTGAAATGCTTTACCACAAGGACAAGAACGGCAATGAAGAGGTTCTTGTTAGATTGTACGAAGGCAACGCTGAAATGTTTATCGATGTCACAGGAGACAGTGGCATGGCTCTTATTAAAGACGTTATTAATGCTTTAGAGGAAATACGATGACCTCTTTCAAAGGATTGTTCGATTGTCTCTATGATCCGATTCCAAAAGATAAAGAAGGGTGGCTCTCTCAGAGAAGAAAAGGTATCGGCGGTTCAGATGCCGGCATAATTGAAGGTGTCAACCGCTACACCACTCTTCATGAGTTGTGGGAAGACAAGACAAATAGGCAAAAGAGACCTCAGGTCTCAAATCATGCCATTGAGATGGGAAACCGTCTAGAGCCTGTCATGTTCAACCTGTTTGAAGCATTATATGGTGATGACTATGAAGTCATTGATACAAAGGATTATTCATTATCCAGGAAAGATAAGGATTGGATGCGAGCCAATCTAGATGGTGCTCTTATTCGTAAGGAAGATGGATCAACAGGGGTTTTAGAAATAAAATCAACGACCATAAATAAGTGGCAGTATTTTCAGGAAGAGTGGGGCGATGATTCAATGCCTCAGACATATTACTGTCAGTGCTTGCACTATATGAATGTAACAGGCGCTGAATTCGTTGTCTTATTCGCAATAGCCATGATGCCATGGTGTGATGAAACAAAGACAATTGTAAGAAGAATTGAAAGAAGCGAGGTGCTTTTGGATTTAATGCAGCTAGAAGCAGATGAAGAAGCCTTCTGGCAAAAGCACATCGTGGAAGATATTGAACCAAATTTTATTTAAAGGAGAAAAAGAATGAGATTTAAGAAAGAAATTAAAGACCGTCTCTATGGCGGTTATCTCGGTGTTGTCACTGACAAGATTGATTTTGAAATTATCAAAGTCATGCTTGCAGATGATAAAAAGAAAGTTGAAGGGCTTGAGTGGCCTTTCGGTGCAGTGAGTGCAGTTATCGCAGTTGCACCAGACGGATCAGTAGTCGCATTAAAAGAAGAACACGCTGAAAGCTATGAATTAGTAAAGTATCAGGATGCAGTGGAAGAAGATACACAGCCTATTGATGCAGATGTCAATGAAGTTGCTGAAATGCCTAGTTTAAGTGTTGTGAAGGTCATTCCAGCGCAGATTGAAGGATGTAACGTAAAACACTTCAGAGAGGCTGTAAAGTCCTATTTGAAACGCTATGACGGCATTGTAGTGACTGCAGACAACTATAAAGAGTTATCTGATGTTGTTTCTAAGCTGAAGAAAGAAAAAGACAATGTCAATGAAAGCAAGAAGGCAGTCAAGAAAGAAGCAATGAAAGTCTACACAGACTTTGAGAACGATATGAAAGAAGTTCTTAAGATGTTTGATGCTTCTATTAGCTCATTATCTAGTGATATTAAGGAATTTACAGACAAGGAAGTAGCAGAGAATGAAATGGTTGTAAGAAAACTCATTAATAAGGCTCTTAATGATTATGTGCATAGAGATGACTTTGATGGATATTGTGCAACTAAGGTTTTCTCTATTGATCCGCGCTGGAGTTCATTAAAGAAGTTTATCAACAACAAGAAGCCAACCAAAGCATTAGTAGATGCAATCAAACAAGAATGTGAAAGAACTAAGGAAACATATAAATCATACTTGCAGCGCTGTGAGTCTTTAGACATCTATTTAGAGGCTAGATGTAAAGAAACTGATGTTGATCAAGAGATGATTGATGTGAGTGTCTACAAAGATAAGTTAAGAAACGGCTCTTTTGAAGACATTAAGCCACTCCTAGAAAGAAGATTTAGAGAAATCATCAATAGACGAGAAGAACAGGAACATCAGAAGAAAGAAGAAGCGAAGAAGGAAGAAGTTAAGCAGCAAGAGCCTGTAAATGTTTCTTCAGAAGAAAAAGAACCTCTAAAGATGCTGGTTGGTAAAATCGTAGGAACAAATGCAGCACTAAATGAATTAAAAACATCTCTAGACTATCTCAAAGCCAAATATGATGGCTGTTTCGATTATGATTTAAGATTCCCTAGAAAGAAAGAAGGTAAATAACAATGACAGTTAAAAACAGTTTAAGAAAAGACGCAACAAACAAAGCAAAATTCAGTACTTTTATCGCAAGCCCAGCAGTACAGAGAAAAATCAATGATGTTGTTGGCGGTAAGAATGGAACACGTTTCATCGCTTCTATTACTTCTACAGTTGTCAATGACCCAAAACTTCAGGAATGCGAACCTAATAGTATCATTACTGCCGCATTCCTTGGTGAAGCGCTTAACTTATCTCCTTCGCCTCAGTTAGGACAGTACTACTTTGTACCTTACAAGACTAAGAGAGGAACAGTGGCACAGTTCCAATTAGGTTATAAAGGCTACATTCAGTTAGCTATCAGAAGTGGACAGTATAGAAAATTAAATGTTATTTCGATTAAGGAAGGGGAATTAATCCGTTATGACCCTCTAAATGAAGAGATTGAAGTCAGATTAATTGATGATGAACTTGTAAGAGAGAACGCTAAGACAGTCGGCTATTATGCAATGTTTGAATATACAAACGGCTTTAGAAAAACAATGTACTGGTCAAAAGAGAAGATGGAAGCACATGCACTTAAGTATTCTCAAGGATATGCAGCAGATAAAAGAAAAGGCACTAACTGGACATTCTGGTCTAAAGACTTCGATGGAATGGCATATAAGACTATGCTCCGTCAGCTGATCAGCAAGTGGGGTATCATGTCAATTGATTTGCAGAATGCTATTGATGCAGATATGGCAGTAATCAACAGCGATGGTACAAAAGAGTATGTTGATGCTCCTGTTACATTTGTAAACGAGGAAGAACCACAGGCACATGAAGAAGCACCTAAAGCAATCGAACATGAAAGTTCAGCGCCTAAAGCACCACAGCCACATGAAGAATCTGACAAGGTTCTAGAAGAGGCGATGGTCAATACTGATTTCGGCGATGCTGAATTTGGCGACTTTGGTGAAGATTTTGATTATGAACAGTTCTAATTAAAGAAAGGAAGACATGAGGGATGGATGAAAAAAGAAGATGGATCAAGTTATACATGATGGACTACGATGAAGTCTATCATGATTCAAAAATGCTACACATTTGGATTGACATCCTTCTTCATGCCAATCCTGTTGATTACTACCATCATGGCCAGCTTATTAAAAGAGGACAATGCATCTTGTCTCTAAGACAGGTATCAGAAAGATGTGGAATGGCAAAAAACACCATTACTAAATATCTTCACCTCTTAGAAGAGTGCGGAAAAATCAAATTAGATATATCTAGAAAAGGCACTCTTATAACAGTTGAAAACTGGGATAAATATCAGAACCGTGTCTCACCTAGTGTCCTAAAAATAGGACAAGAAGTAGGACAAGAGGTAGGACAAGAGGTAGGACAAGAGGTAGGACAAGAAGTAGGACGTAATAAGAATAAAAGAATAAAAGAAATAAAGAATAAAAGAAGACTGTCTGTCAGTGACTCTGACTTGTCTGATTTAAAATCTTTTCTTATTGAAAATGACTTTGAAGAAGTTACCGATGAAGTAATAGAAACATGCAAACTCTATGGACTTGAGAAAATAACCAATCTAAAGAATTTTGCTTTAGCAGTGGCAAAAGAAAAGAAATGGTACCAGAAGAAAAAGAAACTTAAAAAAAGAGTAACTGAAGAGGATAAAGAAGAATTAAGGCGATTAGCGGAAGGACTATACGGAAATGATGAAGAGCAAGTCTCTGATGAAGAGGTTGCTGAATTAAGAAAATCAATGGAAGAACTAGGAGGGGATTTATAACATGACAAATTTTGAATTTTATGCAAATGAAATTAAATCCAGAGGTTTCAATTTTGCGGTAGATAAATCAAACGGTGAATTATTCTGCTGTAAGGAAGAAGGATCATGCGATAAATGTGTATTTTGTCCTGATACAAAGGGATTGATAGATAAAAGAGCTAAATTCGTGTGTTCAAAAATCAATATCGTTAGATGGTTATATCAGAAGCATAAGATAAAAATGAATGCTCTGGAATACGGCTTACTTGAATATATGCTATCTGAAGGTTATGAATGGGTATCACGTGATGATGATTTCACAATCGCGTTCTTCACATTAAAGCCAGTTGAAAAGGAAGGTACTTGGTTCTCTCCTGAGGGCGGATTTGATGAACCACTCAATTGTGTTCCTCTTTGTGAGAAGTTATTTGAATTCTTAAGAGAAGGCGAATTATTTGAAATAAATGAATTACTAGGTACATGTGAGGTGACAGAGTAATGCTAAATGCAGAAAGATTTAAAAAAGAAATAAATAAGTACAATAACGAATTTGGACTTACTGACAGCATTGCTGATTGTAAAACATTAGAATGTAGAAATTGCCGATTCTCACGTTTGAATAATTCTGATGATGAAATTATTTTTTGCAGCACTAGAAAAGTTAAATGGCTCTTATCTGAGTATAAAGAACCTATCAAGCTATCTAAGTTGGAATATGATATTTTAAAATATCTTTCAGATAATACCGTACACATGTATATCGTGAGAGATGGAAACGGCTATATTTGTCTGTATGATGCAGAGCCAAAAAAAAGCGAAAACGGTGATTGGTGGGTAGGCCGTGGCGTGCACAGCATGGTGATGTTTAATAAGTTATTCCAATTCGTTCAATTTGAAGATGAAGAACCAAGAGCAATAAAAGACATTTTAGAGAGTTGTGAGGTGGTCAATGATGCTGAATAATAAAGAAGAAAGAACCTCATTCTTAAGAAATGAGAAGAACTGGGAAGCTGAGTATTTAACAGCTGATATTAAAGTGCTGACTTTAAAATTAACACCTAAACTATATGTCAGAAAAATTCAAGTGATGGGCTTTAATAAATATTTTAAAAAAAGTGGATGGTATACGCAGTTTACTAAGTTCTTTTATCCTGATGATCTATATTATGGTCCTAATGCTTCAGATACAGAATTATTAAAATATTTAACTGCACATAAAAATGATGATTACATTGAAGACTTAGAAGTAGAAGGAGAACAGTAAAATAATGAGAATAAATGAAGTGTTAACAAGAGTCGATGAAGATGAACTCATTGACATTAGATGTAAAAGTTGGAATTTTTGTATACAAGGAACAAAATGGGAAATCACTCATAGTGAAACATTCATGGATAACCATTTTGGAGATATGTTAGTAACTCATATTGAAGTAAATGATTCGCCAAGAGGACACGCAATCATGCTATTGGCTGATTCTGGAGAAAGTATAAGAGATTAGATTTATGAAACTCTATAAACCAAAAAGACCTAGTGTTAACCCTCAGTGCAGTATGTTCTTCGTTGGTGATCAAGGCTTTGTGAAATATGGCGATGAACGCTATTTGGAATATTTAGAAAGATATTGTGATGATCTAGAGGAATACTGTGATGGATTGAAAGAGATTATTCATGAACTGATTTTAAATACTAGACCAGATGATGAATTATTCCTTTCGGTTATAGAGCGAGTTCCATTAGAAGACTTAGAAAAACCAAAAATGATAAATAACCCGTTTTTAGCAAAAAAACATAAAGGAGACAAGTAAATGGACACACATAAACGTAGAAAGTTAAGAAACATATTCGATGCTATTATATGGAACGCCCCTGAACTTGAAAAAATATGTAAGGCATGGGGCAATCAGCATATGCTAACTATTGCAATGGAAGAGTGCGCTGAACTTATTCAAGCCGTCTCTAAGATTAAACGTAATGGTAGTAATCCTGTTGATGGTGAACATCTAGCTGAAGAGACTGCAGATGTATTGATATGCATATGCGAGTTATTCTTGATGGGGTATTTAGATGTCAATAAAACTGCAAAGATTTTTAAAGAAAAAGTAAAAAGATCTATGCAAAGAACTCAGGACTATGTAAAGCAATTAGAAAAGGAGGCTAAGTATAATGGCGATTTTTAGTGCCGAAAAGGTTCAGGAAATTGTAGAAGAAAAGGAAGCTGAATATAAGAAGCTAGAAGAAGAGTATTCATATTTGAAAGAAGAATATGGAGAGCTTGAAGAAGTGTGCCAAGATTTAAAAAAAGAAAACAATAGTCTAAAAAGAAATTGTGAAAGTTATGAAAAAGCAAACAAAACTATATTGTGCATCTATCATGAAGACTCAAAAAAGATGGAAGATCTTCAGAAATTAAACAATAGACTTGTTAAAAGCTGCAAAAAGGCTAACAGGGATTTCTTTATCTTAGCAGCGGCTTATGTTGCTACACTAGTGCTAATGATTTACTTATTTATCAGATAGGAGTGATATAGATGTTTTTATTGCAGGTATTAGAAAATGTATTTTCTGTGTTTGCTATCGTTATGCTGATTGTTGCTGTTCTAATCGTGATATCAGTGATTGCTATTGCAGTTTTCGTTATTGTGTCGGTCGTTGTGAACGGCATAGAAGAAGATAAGGAGAATAATAACTTGTGATTACTTCAAGTCAGATCAATGAAATATTAGGCATTACAGAGTCGTTTCAGTTGCATGGAGCACTTAAAGACATTCTTTTTGATAAAGATAAACGACTCAAGATATTTAAAAGATTTTTAGAGATAGAGAATAATCTAGATTACGATTGGTTCACCAATTACTTTCAGGAAGAACAGGCAAATAGAAACAATCTGAAACAGGACTACACTCCTCATTGCTTATGTAATCTAGTTAATAAATTAATCCCCCAACAGTCTGAAGCAATTTACGATGAATGCTGTGGGATTGGTGGTTTGACTATTTCAGCATGGAAAGAGCACCGAGACAGTATATTTTATCTAGAGGAGTTATCAGACAACTCTGTGATGCTTCTTTTATTCAATCTATCAATAAGAGGAATAAACGCATATGTAAAACACGGTGATGTCTTAACTAATCAATTCAAGAAAGTCTATAAACTTACGAATAATGGTGAGTTTAGTGATATTGAAATAGTAGAGGATACTGGTAATGAGTTTAAAGCTGATGTAGTTATCAGCAATCCTCCCTATTCTCTAAAGTTTGATAATGTTGATAACTATAAATATGATGCTAGATTCTCTAATTATGGTGTTCCACCCAAAAGCAAGGCTGATTATGCGTTCGTGCTGCATGGTTTATCACATCTAAAAGAAAACGGCTCAGCGTTCTTCATTTTACCTCATGGGGTATTGTTCCGAGGCTCAAAAGAGGGAGACATTAGAAAACTTCTGATTGATGATAATCTGCTTGATGCAGTCATTGGACTTCCTAGTAATTTATTCCTGAATACTCAGATTCCTGTTTGCGTGTTAATTTTTAAGAAGACAAGAAATGACAAGGATATACTTTTTATAGATGCCTCAAAAGAGTTTGTAAAAGAAGGCAAGCAGAACTATTTGAGCGATGATCAGATAGAAAAGATTAAATCAGCATATTCGCTTAGAAAGGATATTGACAAGTTCAGCCATGTCGCTTCACTGGAAGAAATCAAAAAGAATGACTACAACCTTAATATCCCTCGATTTGTTGATACATCAGAAGAAAAAGAGCCTGTTGGTCTAGCACAAGTAGTAAGTGAACTCGTACAGATTGAAACTGAAATAGAAGCCACAGAAAAAGAATTCGTGGCAATGCTGAAGGATTTGAGAGGCCCTCAAAGTTATGAGATAGAGAAAAACAGGCTTATCAGCCAATTAGAGAGCAGTAAGAAGCACTCCTATACAAATATGCTTAATGCTGCAAATGACTTCCTAGAGAAGTCAAAAGAAGAATTGAAGGATAATCATGTTATCAATCTCTTAGATATAGCAACAATTGAAAGAAGCAAGAAAAACAAGACATACAAGAAAGGTTCTATTCTAATACAGTTAAGCGCCACAAAAGGGCAGATGATCTATCTTGATGATGATACAAAGGTAGATTCAAAATATGGAGTATTTGAGGTTGATAAAGATAAAGTAGAACCTAGATATTTGTATTATGTGCTTAAAATGTCTATGTCTGACTTCTTAACTAGATATCAAACAGGTTTGAATATTAAACCAGAAATATTTGATAGCTTTAAAGTAAAGGTTCATAGAAGCTTAGAAGTACAGAAGATAATTGTTAAGATTCTAGACTCTTTCAATGTTGATCTAGAAGAAAAAGAGATAGAAAAGTATAAGAAAATAAAAGAATATCATCTAGACAATATGTTTCCTGGATGAAGAAAGAAGGTTTAAAAATGTTAAATCGTGCTTTATTAGTCGGAAGACTTACAAGAGACCCTGAACTAAGAAGAACAGGGAGTGGGAAGGCAGTCACTTCTTTCAATCTAGCAGTAGAAAGAAACTTCAAGAGCGATGATCAGGAGGCTGACTACATTAACTGCGTATGCTGGGGTAAGATTGCGGAAAATACAGAGCGCTATTGCTCTAAAGGGTCCCTCGTTTCTGTTGATGGTCGCATTCAGACAAGAAACTATGAGAACAATCAAGGCCAGAAGGTATATGTTACTGAGGTGATTGCTGACTCTGTACAGTTCATTAACACTAGAAAAGAAAATCAAACTGCACCACAAGCACCTGTTAATAACTATGCGAGCAATGGACTGATTCAGCAGTTTGAGGATGAAGGATTGGTTATGGAAGAGGATGACATTCAATTCTAATGAGTAAATATAACGCTAAGAAGGTGATTGTTGATGGAATTACCTTCGATTCCAAAAAAGAATCTAAGAGATATCTAGAACTTAAACAGATGCAAGAAAACGGAGAAATCCACGACTTGCAACTGCAGGTGCCGTTTGAACTTATCCCATCATTTGAAATTGTAATTGATGGAAAGAAGAGAAAAAGAAGAAAGATGCAATACATCGCTGACTTTGTCTACTACATAGGCAATGTCAGAATTGTTGAAGATGTCAAAGGCAGAAAGACAGATGTTTATATGATCAAAAAGAAATTATTTGAGTATAAGTATAAAGAGACTATTGAGGAGGTATAGAAGTGGCTAGATTGGTTGAAGTATGGGAGCACTTCAGAGTTCCTATGAATAAAAATGACAAAATAAGGATGAAGAAGACTTTTAGTATTATCAATCTAGATAAGTGCTCATATGAGTTCGAAAGTCCTCCAAGTCCTTTAAATGGTATGTATTCAATCACTTTCTTTTTTAAAGGAAAGAAAGTATTTAGAGAAGAATACACAAAATTAGGACTTGCTAAAGCGAGATTAGAATGGTTTCTCTCTTTTGAACCAAAGAAACAAAAAGGGGAGTTCGAATACAAAGGAATGATGATTGATATAGATGATGTGGCTGCATTTCTGAATGAGACAACATACAGCTATCGAAATATCAGCATTGTTACATCGAAAGTAAGAATCAATGATAAACAGAAAAAGAAGAACGATAAGACTATCATTGATACTATTCAAGAGCAATTTATAAGATAACTACACAGGGCATTGAGTTCTTTATTAGATTTTATATACTATCAAGAAAATTTATTAGGACCCCTCATACTTAATAGATTCTTTTCTAAAAGCAAGATCCTCTCATGGATTCGATGCCCTAACATATTTTTCTATTCTAAAACCAACAAACAACAGCAGTGTCATGGCTTTGCTTCAATCTCATTCACCTTCTTTTGCAAAGAATAAGAGTATGAAGTGCTAATTTTGCTATCCAACTATAAAGTTATGATGTTGCTGGGAGAAGAGAAGACACAAATTGAAAACCAATAGGAAGAGTAAAGGACTGTTTTCTTCTTCTCCAGAAAGGAGGTTAATTTTTGTTTTTTATTTTATTTGTACTGGTGATAGTGATTTATTTATTTTTTATTTTTGAGTAATCAGGAGGTAACGTATGACAGCCGAAGAAGTCAGAACATATTTAAAATCATATAGAAATCTAAAGGACAAAGCAGACTATCTACAGAATAAGTTAATAAACGTTAAAGCAATCTCATATAGAGACAGTCCAACAGGTTCATACAGTGAGCCCAAGACGCAGAATGACTATATCTTGATGAAGGATAGGTGTTTAGAAGAAATGGCTCTCATACGTCAAAATATAGACAAACTAGATGATATCAATCATAGGGATGTACTCTTTTATCGATACATCGAACTAATGAGCATCTATGATACTGCTGACATGCTGCATGTGTCGCAGAGAACAGCAGAGAAGTATATACATGATGCAATTGAAAAGATGATTGTTATTCTATCTTAACGTGAATACACGGCTATAAACGTAAAACGGCGCAACACTGCGCTAATTGATGTTATATAATGGTAAAAAGAGGCAAATTAAGCAGAGAGGCATAATAAAGCCTCTTTTTTTGTTGCATGAAGGAGAATAACAGATGAATGACATCAAGATAACGCAGAAGCCTATTGCTGATCTAATTCCTTATAGTCGTAATCCTAGAAGGAATGATGAAGCCGTTCCAATGGTGATGAACAGCATCAAGGAGTTTGGTTTTAAGGTTCCTATAGTGATTGATAAGAATAATATCATCGTATGCGGTCATACAAGGTTTAAAGCAGCGCTAAAGCTAGGACTTGAGACAGTTCCATGCATAGTAGCCGATGACCTCTCAGACGAGCAGATTAAGGCATTTAGACTAGCAGATAACAAGGTATCAGAGAAGGCTGAATGGGATTTTGAAATCCTAAGCGGTGAACTTGATGACATTATCAATATAGACATGGATTCATTTGGGTTTGAGTCAATTGAATTTGAAGAACCTGAGGAAGACGATTCTGAAAAGGTTAATGAAAGAGAAAGAACAGGAAACGCATATAACCTTGATGAATATGATGAACTTAGAGCAATAGGATTCTATCAGATGCCTACACTTGAAAGAATTGACTATGTTCCGGATGATCTTGTTGGCTTCAATTATGTATTGAATTCTGATAGATATGAATCAGGTGTTCATTTTTATATTGATGACTATCAATTTGAAAGAATTTGGGCATCTCCTCAGATGTATGTTGATAAGCTGGCACAGTTTGACTGTATTCTTACTCCTGACTTTTCTCTTTACATGGATATGCCTATGGCCATGAAAATATGGAATGTATACAGAAGCCGTTTAATTGGTCAGATCTATCAGGATAGAGGGCTTAGAGTGATTCCTACTGTATCATGGGCTGAACCAGAAACATTTACTTTTTGTTTTGATGGTATTCCTTCTAACAGTACAATTTCAGTTTCTACTATTGGAGTTAAGCGCAGCAAGGAAGCCACAAAGATATGGACACAGGGCATGGACGAAGCTATGAAGAGGCTGAAGCCAAAGAACATACTTGTTTATGGTGGTGACATTGGCTATGACTTCAAGGGGGCTAATGTAAAATACTATGATAATCATGTGACAGAAAAAATGAAAAAATTAAAGAATATATAAATCATATATCGAAAGGAGCATAATATATATGGGTGGTAGAGGCGCATCTAGTGGGATTAGTATTAAAAAGAAAGTTTATGGAACTGAATACAGGAGAGTTCTAAAAAAAGGGAATATTAAATTTGTTAAATATAATGACGCATCATCCGCAAAAACACCAATGGAAACAATGACAAAGGGACGTGTCTATGTCACGGTAAACGATGATGATGAACTGGTGGCAATTACATATTATGATAATACAGGCAAAAGAACAAAGCAGATTGATTTAAATCATATGCATAATAAGATGCAACCTCATACGCATCATGGATATTTTCATAATGAAAATGACGGTAAAAAAGGAGCGGCAAGGCTTACCGATAAAGAAAGGCGAATGGTTGACAAAGTTAAGGAGTTTTGGTTAAATAGAAAAAAAGGGAAGTAGTAGTATAGAGGTTGATTACACTTTGATGTATGGTTTTTCCACTGAGGAGACTCACGTTCGAATCGTGACGCTTTCCTTTTTTTTATGTAAGAGCTGATGTAGTAAGGTACAATTCCAACATGATTATATTATTATTTTAACTTGTAAAAGCAACTCAAAGAATGGGTTGCTTTTTTGCGTTGAAAGGCAGGTGATAGCAATGGCAAAAAGTGAGTTCGCAAACATGACACCAGAACAAAGAAGAGAGAACGGCCGAAAAGGCGGACTTGCATCTGTCAAGGCAAGAAGAGAAAAGAAGGCAATGAAAGACAATCTTGCATCGCTTCTTTCCATGTCTCTCAAATCCGGTAAGATAGCCGATGTGGACACAATCAAGAACTTTGCTGCATTGAATGGCAAGAATGTGACTGTACAGGATGCAATACTCATTAAACAGGTTCAAAAGGCAATGAAGGGCGACACTAAGGCAGCAGAATTCATTAGAGACTTGAGCGGTAATAAGCCTGGCAGTAGTCTTGACATCAAGTCAAATGGACAGATAGTAATTATAGATGACATCGAATAGAGCAAAGCTTTCTGACATTATAGGCCCAGCGTTCTATGATCTTCATAAATATGTTAAGACCAATGCATATACACATTACTGGCTCAAGGGTGGACGTGGTTCCTTAAAATCTTCTTTCATTGGTACAGAAATTCCTTTAGGGATTATGAGAGATGCGAAACGTGGTGTAATGAGTAATGCCGTTGTTATCAGACGTGTAAAGGACACTTTAAGGGGTTCAGTCTATGAACAGATAAAGTGGGGCATATTCATGCTGAAGGCTGAAGAAGATTGGGACATACCTGAATCTAAGCTGCAGATGACATACAGGCCGACAGGACAACAGATAATATTCAAAGGTGCTGACAATCCTAAGAAGTTGAAATCTATCAAGGTGTTTGTCGGTTATGTTAAATATGTCTGGTATGAAGAGTGTGACGAGTTCGAAACATACGATAAAATAACCAATATCAATCAGTCACTTCTTCGTGGTGGACATGAATATTGTGTATTTTACTCTTTCAACCCTCCCGAATCACAACGTAATTGGTGCAACAGGCAAGTTCTAGTAAAAAGGGATGATACATATGTCTCTCATACAACTTACTTACAAGCACCACCTCAGTGGCTTGGGGAGCAGTTCTTAATAGAAGCCGACCACATGAAGGAGACAAAGCCTGATAAGTACAGGCATGACTATTTGGGAGAGGTAACCGGTACAGGTAGTGAGGTTTTCACAAACCTTGATATACGTGAGATAACCGACGAGGAAATACAGGTATTCGATAGATTAAAAAACGGACTAGACTTTGGTTATGCTGGTGACCCATTAGCATATGTCAAAGCAAACTATGACAAGACGCGCAGGCGTCTTTTTATTTTTGGTGAAGTATATGGAACTAGACTATCAAATGCCAAGGCCGTCAAACTTATCAAGGAGATCAACCCACTCAATAAGCTAGTCACTGCCGATTCAGCTGAACCAAGAACCATTAATGAATTCAAGTTATTAGGTCTCAATATCATCGGTGCAAAGAAAGGCGCTGACAGTGTGGACAATGGAATAAAGTTCCTTCAGGACTTAGACAAGATAATTATAGATCCTGTTAGATGCCCCAATGCTGCACGTGAATTCAATGACTATGAAATTGAAATGGATAGAGACGGCAACCTTAGAGGGGAGTTCCCCGACAGAAACAACCACACTATAGATGCGGTTAGATATGCTATAGAAAATGAAATCCTTATGAAAAAGGCAAGAGCAGGAAAGAGGAGATTTTAAAAGATGTATTATACTTTCACGATTCCACGAGAAGAATTCGACGAGACAAACATAGACAGAAGCATGATCCTTCGTCTCATTAGCAAGCATTATAATATTCGTGCTCCTGAGATATTGAAGAATGTCGGCTACTACTTTGGTAAGCATGCCATCATGAACAGGAAAAAGAAGTTCAAGAACCAGCCGAACAATAAGATCATGGTAAACCATGCTAAAGATATATCAGATACAGCAACGGGATATTTTCTTTCAAACCCTATAACATTCAAGAAGAATACAGAAGACGGCAATATTGACAAGCTGACAGGTGCATTTGTTGATGCAGAAACAGATGATACAGATTCATGCAATGCTATCAATATGTCACGTGCAGGTGTCGCTTATGAGTATGTTTACTTATGTGAGCATGAAAGCCAGCTGATGACCAAGACACTTGACCCATTGTCAACGTTCAAGGTTTTCGATGCTTCAATTGAGCAGCATGAACTATTCAGCGTTTATTATTCGATTGAAAAAGATGATTCTACTGACAGGTTCAATATCATCGCAACAGTAACAACTGAGAACTATGTCACAAGAATCGGAATCACTTGCAATGAGGAATTCGAAAAAGGCGAGTTTTCAGAACTAGGTGAGCCTTACCCACATTTCTTAGGTGAGGACCCTATCATTGAGTATAGAAACAACATGGACTGCATTGGAGACTATGAACAGCAGATTTCTCTAATTGACGCATACAATACATTATGCTCTGACAGAATCAATGATAAGGAGCAGTTCATTGACGCAGTGCTTGTTGTCTATGGTGCTCTTTTAGGTGATGACGATGAAGAAGCAACAAAAGCGCTCCAGGCTATCCGTAAGAATGGTGTTATGGAACTTCCTAGTGATGCACGCTCTGAATATCTGACTAGAACATTTGACGAGAATGCGGTGGAAACACTCAAGCGCTCAATAAAGGAAGATATCTATTCACTTTCTCATGTTCCTAATCTGACAGATGAAAACTTTGCTGGCAACAGTTCAGGCATTGCCATTCAATATAAGCTTCTAGCACTTGAGACCCTCACCAAGACAAAAGAGAGATATTACAAGAAAGGGCTTAAGAAGCGTATAAGAATGTTCTGTACTTACCTCAATCTAAAGGCAATTGCTGCTGATCAGTCAATGATTGAGCCTGTATTTACAAGAGGATTACCACAGAACCGTCTTGAATTATCACAGATTATTGCGAACCTTAAAGGTGTTGTATCGACTAAAACACTTCTTGCACTCCTTGACTTTGTTTCAAATGTTGATGATGAAATGAAAGAAGTCAAAAAAGAAAAACAGGAAGCACTTGAAACACAGAAGCAGTTATTTGATACCGAAAATCAGAATACTCCTCCAGAAGATGAAGAAGAAACAGATGATCACAAAGAAGATGGTAATAATGATGATGACAAAGACAAGGAATGATAGTGCTCTGTTATGACTAACATCAAAAACATAAAGTACTGGGAAATGCGAGAAGCAAGGAACATGTACAAGGATATGCAGTTAGCTGAGGACTGCGCCAAAGAGTTGAGCGTAATCTATAGCAAGGCTGCAATCTATACTGCCAAACAGATTGAGGGAATATTCAATAGATTCGCTTCAAAGCATCATCTAACAAGAGACGAGGCTATTAATCTTCTTTCAGAGGCTGACAGCAGAAATTTCGAAAAACTGCTTGAAGCATACAAGAATAAGACAGGTGCCCAAAAAAGAGAGGTACTAGCAGAATTGGAAGCCCCAGCATACAAGAACCGTATGAAGAGGCTTGATGATATTAACAAGTCAATTAATAAGCTGATTAATGCCATTGCATCCAAGGAAAGAGATGCTATAGGGAAGACAATGCGACAGGTCTATGAAAGCAGTTATCACCATGCAGTATATGAAGCTGCAAGAATGAGTGGCCTAGATCTTCAGACAGGTCCCATTGATGAAGGCGCTCTTGAAACCATTCTGAAAAAGAAATGGTCAGGTCAGAACTATTCCGAAAGAGTATGGAACAATACTCAGAAGGTCGCTGGTGCACTAAAAGAGGAGTTCATGATAGGAGCACTCACAGGAAAGACAGAGAAGGAAATGACCGACTCAATCAACGAACAGTTCCTATCAGGTAGAAATAAAGCTAGAAGACTTGTAAGAACCGAATCATCATACATTCACAATGAGGCGCACTTCCAGGCTTACAAGGATTACGGCATAGAGGAGTATAGATTTGTTGCAACACTAGACCTTAGAACGTCCCAAATTTGCCGTGAGAGGGACGGAAGTGTGTACAGGGTGAATGATAAGAAGATAGGTGTAAACGCCCCTCCAATGCACCCATGGTGCCGTTCTACAACTATTATGAATCTTGATGATGAAACTATGCATAATCTAGAAAGATTTGCAAGAGACCCTGTCACAGGTGAAAGCATAAAGGTTCCAGCAGATGAGACTTATAAAGAGTGGTATCAGAGAATGGTTGAAAAGCATGGTGCAGATGCAATTAACACTGCTGAGAAATTAGTTGAGAATCGTTCTAGTGACAGGAAACAGCAAATAAAATACCTCGATTTGTTGGGTAAGCAAAATATACCTTTATCACTATCAGAATTTCAAAATTTGAAGTATAATGATAAAGAGAATTGGTTACTATTACAAAAATACAAGAGATCGCGTAGCTCAGGAAAATTATCAGCATTTTCAACATTTGAAGACTATAAGAAGTATCGTAAAATCATACAAGATGAAATTGTTGGGCGTACAACTAAGGATGGAGTTGTAATAAAATCGCAAAGTGACCATTTTATCGAAAGAGTATTAGGGACAACTGAAAAAGAAGGCCCTCAAAAGAATAAGAAACGTGAAGGTGTTGAAATAGAGGATGTTATTTCTGCATTAACTGACCCAGAAAAAATAATCGAAAAAGAAAATGGTAAACGTATAAGCAGAAAGTATATAGGTGAAAACGTAGAAGTTACACTTAACCCTGATACTGGAAATTTAATTCAAACAAACCCTAAGAAAAGAGAGTGAATTGTGATGTACAAATTATTGGATGAAGATGTGAAATTATTGAAAAAGTTGCTTCTTATGAAAGATTGGAACCCGGAAGATGGTTATTCAAAAGAATGTGTTATTGAATATGTTAATGCGAATAGAGAACTAAATAATGAAGAGATTAATCAGATTCGTAATTACGTATTAGACAAGAATCTTGAATATGGATTTGATGATAATGAAGAACCTAATGAACTAGGGTATGCAACTGAAGAATTAGGCGATAGACTGTTTTATGCTATGGATGATTAGTTAAATCCTTTAGTTGATAAAAAGACAATGTGAAAGGACTTGGAATATATGGCAAGAGATGATTATCATGTAATTGTTTATCAGATTCTATCCTACCTGTATATGCAGCTAAAGCAAGGGAAGGATATTGATGTATCACTCATAAGACATGACAGTAAATATCTGCAGATCAACAGAAAGTACTGGACTTATGTCATTATGAATCTATTAAATGAGGGATATATCAGTGGGATAGTAATTGACCAGGATATAGACGAAAGCATAGAAATATACAACCTTGATAAATGCGAGATTACACCAAAAGGAATAGAATACCTTACTGATAATTCAACTATTGAAAAAGCCAAGCGATTTATGAAAGACTTGAAAGATATACTACCGTTCGTATAAGCCGACTATTTTTTAGTCGGTTTTTATTTTGCTCAATTTCAAGAAAGGAGAACCATATGGCTGAAGGATTGAAACCACATCATCACCAGTACTTTGAATATGACTGTAAAAGTCATTTTGACAGCCGTAGGCACGTCATTGTTAAGAAGGTGACATATATGTGCATGATATGCGGAAAACTCTCACACGAGACATATGAAGAGTACTGTCCGCCTCCCAAGGAAAGAAAACCTAAAGCATTGATGAAATACAGAAGCAGACAGAAGAGCGGTTGATGTTCTTCTTTTTTTCTGTTTGTCCATAACGTGCATATGACATTAAAAGGTGCATGGATATAACAGTCATACGGACTATAAACGGAGGAATTAAGTTATGGAATACATTAAGAATATGATGCCTTTGAACCTTCAGCTGTTTGCGGAAGAAGGGGAAGAGGGGGAAGATGATACAGGCGATGAAGGGAATCCCGATAATGCGCAGTCAGGTGAACCTGAAGATGGTAAAGCCAAAGTAACAACCCTCACAGAAGACGATGTGGACAGAATCGTCCAGAAGAGACTTGCCCGTGCAAGAAAGAAGTGGGATAAGGATCATACGGAAGCCGAAAGGCTTCAAAAGATGACAGATGATGAAAAGAAGCAGTATGAGGAAGATAAGAGAAAAGAAGATCTTGACAATAGAGAAGCAGCAATTACTCGTAGAGAACTGACTGCAGTTGCCAAGGAACAGCTTAATGCTGCAGGAGTTCCAGCAGACATGGCTGACTTCATTGACTACACTGATGCTGATTCCGTAAATGAATCTGTCAAGAGACTCTCTAAAGCATTCAAGGGAGCAGTTCAGCAGTCTGTTGATGACCGATTAAAAGGGAAAGCACCTTTAGACAAGGCAAAAAACAATGTATTGACTGCTGAAGAAGAGAATGCAAGAAAAGCATTCGCGAATGCACTTAAATTTTAGAAAAGAGGTATAGAACATGGCAATTAACACATTACAGTATTCAACTATTTTTCAGACTGAATTAGATAAACAGATGGAGCATCTCACTCTTACATCATGGATGGATGCCAATGCCGGACAGATTAAGTATGACGGTGGTGCAGAGGTAAAAATCCCTAAGATGTCATTAGTGGGCTTAGGTGACTATAACAGAGATGAAGGATATAAACAGGGTGCTGTTACTCTTGAATATGAAACATTCAAAATGACACAGGACCGTGGAAGAAAGTTCCTTCTTGATGCAATGGATGTAAACGAAACAAATTTTGTGGCATCTGCTGGCACTGTCATGGGAGAATTCCAGCGTTTACATGTTGCCCCTGAAGTAGATGCCTACCGTATTTCTAAGGTTGTTTCTGATGTTACAGAAAAGAAATCAGCCAACATCCTAACAACTGCATTGACTGAACAGAATATTCTTTCTGAATTAGAAAAGGCAGCGGATACTATCCGTGATAAGGGATATCAGGGTGATATCATCTGTCATATTACATATGACACTTTAAGATTATTAAAGGAAAAGATGGTAAACAGCAACCTTACATCAGGTAAATTAACTATTGGAAATATCACATTAGACATCTATAAGCTTGATGAAATCACATTCATTCCTACACCAAAGAACAGAATGTATTCAGCTATCAAGGTTGATGCTGGAGCAACAAAAGACGCAGGTGGATATACAAAAGGTGAAACTGCTAAGGATGTAAACTTCTTAATGGCGCCAATCAATAGTGTTATCGGTGTTACTAAACAGGACAAGACAAGAGTATTTGACCCTGATACTAATCAGGATGCAAATGCTTGGCAGATTGACTATAGAAGATATCATGACTGCTGGGAAAAGGACAACATGCTTGACCTAATCATTGCTAACGTCTCAGCTGATGCATAATGATCATTGTAAAAAGAATCAACGTTGAAAGGGCCATCCATGAGGATGACCTTCAGCGTTATACAGAACAGGGATATCGTGTCATTGAAGACAAGAAGAACGATGAAGATACTCCTGTAGAAAACAATGAAGTGACGGACCTCAACGATATGACTGTTGACCAGTTAAAGACTATTGCAAAGGAAAAGGGCGTTAGCGGATATTCTAGTCTTGTTAAAAAGGAATTGGTCGCAGTTCTCACTAATATGCAGGAGGAGTAATCTATGGATCTAGTTGAGATTGTTGCTGAAAGAACAGGAATGAGTCAGGAACGTGCAAAAATCTATGTTGAAATGGCAAAACAGCGTGCTCTTGCACATACAAACCGCACTGTATACATCACTGCAATGGATTTCTGTGTGGCTGATCTAGCATGTGCCATGTACTTCAGAGAGGGCATGGTCGGAGAATCATCACATTCAGAAGGTGGCATCACATCTACTTTTCAGTCTTCCACTTATGAAGATATTCTCTCAACTCTCAACAACTTGAGACTGATTCGGGCAGGAGGAATCGTTCACGAAAAGAAGCCGGAGGGGAACCAATGAGACTCTCAGCGCTTAAGAACTATCCTGTATATGAGCCTGTCATCGAAAAAGATGGTGAAGGTGTCACTACTGAAAAGTGGATCAAGAGAAAATCAATGCTTCTTGAGATATGGCCTGCATCCGGTAAGTTACAGGCTGAAATGTATGGGGAGAGATTGAACTACATTCTTAATATGATTCTTCCTAAGAATAAGGATGATGATTTCAGACCCACTGAAAAGTGGGGCGTGAATGTCTATAATCATTCAATCGATGAACCGGATTACAGAATCATCAGCATGAAGGAATATAACAGACACTATCTCTATGAACTGGAGAAGATTATTAAATGAGTCTCAATGGTACTAATGAATTATTTAGAAAGCTTCGTGCTATAGATGCCGTTCTTGAGAATCCTGAACAGGTTCTCGGAAAGGCTGCGGAAACAATCAGAAGTGGTTGCGTTCTTGAATGCCCTGTAAATAATGGTGAATTAAGAAATTCCATTAAGACAAGAGTTGAAGGCGACAAGGGATATGTTTATACAAATAAGGCATATGCTCAATATGTTGAATTCGGAACAGGTCGAAAAGGTGCAGCAGACCATGCTGGAATATCTCCATATGCACATCCTTCTTATACTATGGAACCTTGGTGGATTCCTGAAGAGAAGCTATCAGAAGAAGCAATAAATAACTATCATTGGGTAGTTATCGAGGTTGATGGAAAGAGATATTACAGGTCGGATGGACAGCCTGCACAGCCATTCATGTACCAGGGAACAAAGAAGACTGAAAAGAAAGCAGTAAAGGATGCTGGTATTGTAATCAGCCAGTTAATTGAAAAGGATTAAAAGCATATGATCAACATTAAAGATAAAGTATATAAGGCTCTGACAGATGAAGGTCTTGAAGTCACTGATATCTATCCTAAGGACTGGGCAAAGCTTCCAGCCGTTCAGTATGTTGAGGAAGATAACAGCGTGGCAGAATGGACGGATGACAAGGAGCAGACATCACATGTCCTTTACAGAATCGAAATCTGGGATACTAAGAGTACATCGGATACAGCCTTGAAAGTTGATAAGGCATTATCAGCAATGGGGCTAAAGAGAGTATCATGCAGAGATATTGATGATGCATCAGGACTTAGACACAAGAAAATGAATTATGAAGCATATTATGATAGTGATTACATCTATCATGGTATGTAACTGATAAGGAGGAATTATATAATGCTAGCAAATGGCGCTAAATTATCATATGACAAGACAAACAAGGGAACTTCTTTTACTGACCTTCCAGGGTTGAAGAAGATTCCTGATATGGGTATTGAAAAAGAAAAAGTTGAAAACTCTTCACTTGATGATGCAGTTAAGGTCTATGAGTTTGGTATCGGAGACCCTGGAGACCTTGAATATACATTCAAGTATGACAACAGCAAACCAACATCTTCATACAGATTAATGAGGGAACTGGAAAAAACAGGAGCTACTGCAATGTTCAAGGAAACATTGAAGGACGGCACTACAACTACATTCTCGGGACAGGTCACTGTTAAAAGAGCAGGTGGCGGTGTCAATGATGCTATTGAATTCACTGTTGCAATCGCATTACAGTCTGAACTCACTATTGCTGACCCAGGAGAAGCAGTAGCGCAATCTGAGGAAACTGCATCTGAAGCAGTAGCAGAATAGAAAGGAAGATATAGATAAATGGCAGAAAAAGCAAAAAGAAAACCGTTCATTATTTGGAAAATCGGTGAAGAAGAATACAAATTAAAACTGACAACAGGAGAAATCTCTAGACTAGAACAGATGTATGGTGGAAGTCTTATCAACCTTCTTAATACAGAAACAGGCATGACACCATTATGTACTATGCTGGACATCACCCATGGTGGTCTTCAGAAATTCAACAGCAACATCGACAGAAGCGATGTGAATGATATGTTTGATAGATATATCGATGAAGGTGGCTCACAGACAGAGTTCCTTAGTGATGTTCTTATTCCATTGTTCCAGGTATCGGGTTTTTTCTCTGGGGCTCTCGAAACGAAAATGGAAAAGGAAATGGCGGAAGCCAAGAAGAATCTCTAGAAGATATCCTGATTACAGATTACATATACAAGGCGGTCTATGATCCAGCGCTTGATGCTGGAGTAGACCCCTTTTCATTTTGGAATTATTCGTTAGATGAGCTATTCGATATTATTTCAGCATATGAAAGAAAGAAAAAAGAAATGGTGCGACAGGAAGCGATATCTCTTCAGATACAGGCCCTTCAGATAAGGGATTGTATTTCTGCTGTCCTTAACGGCAAGGATGATTCATTCACTCCTGCACAATTGTGGGACTTCTATCCTTCACTTTTTGAAGAGGATAGGAAAGAGTTTGAAAAAGAGAAGGAAAGAAAAGAGATTGCAAGCGCTAGATCTTCTCGTATTGCCTTCAGTAGAAGACATAATGAAGCACTAAGAAAAAGAAAGGCGGTGATGCAGAATGACGGTAGAGGAACTGCAGATAGTAATATCTGCACAGACGAAATCAGCGAAATCAGAACTGAACAGCGTGAAGAATGAAGTCACCGGCCTAAAGAATCATGTTGACAAGGTCACAGGATCAATTGGCAATTCATTCAAGAGTATCCGCAATATTGTGGCGGGTCTTGGTATTGCTTCTCTGATTAAATCAACAATATTAGGTAATGTTGATGCTGCAATCAAGAGAGTTGATACTCTTAGCAATTATAGCCGTGTGATGTCTAATCTAGGCGTTGGCAGTGTTCAAGCGAATGCATCTGTACAGAAACTAAGCAATAAGCTTATTGGGCTCCCAACAACCCTAGACGATGCATCAGGCGCAGTACAGAGATTTACATCAGTGAACAGTAACATCTCTAGATCAACAGATATGTTCCTTGCACTAAATAACGCTATTCTAGCCGGTGGTGCAAGCTCTGAGATACAGAAATCAGCACTTGAACAGTTGTCACAGTCATATGCCAAGGGTAAACCGGATATGTTCGAATGGCGTTCAGCGATGACTGCAATGCCTGCACAGATGAAACAGGTGGCTGAGGCCATGGGTTTTGTCAATGCTTCCGCACTAGGCGAGGCTTTAAGAAACGGAACGGTATCAATGGACCAGTTCATGGATACAATTATGAAGTTAAATACACAGGGCATTAACGGCTATCAGTCATTTGAGGAACAGGCAAGAAATGCGACAGGTGGAATTGCTACATCAATCGCTAATATGAGAACAGCTATTGTTAGATGTATGTCCGAAGTAATGAATACAATCGGGCAGTCTAATATTGCTGGATTCTTTACTAATATTGCAAAGGCAATTAACTCATGCGTCCCATATGTTGTTGCATTCACTAAAGTTGTTATGGTCGCCGTTGGGTATCTGACGGCACTGTTTGGCGGCAAGTCAAAGAAGTTGAGTTCTTCTTTTGGTGGAGTGTCAAAAAATGCTAAGAAGGCAGCAGGAAACACAGGGGCTCTTGCAAAGAATATGAACAATGCTTCCAATAGTTCGCAGAAGCTTTCCAAAGGAGCAAGCGGAACAGGAAGCGGATTAAAAAAGGCAGCAGGTAATGCTTCTAAACTCAAGAAGGAATTGAAAGGAGCTCTTGCTGGATTCGATGCAATCAATAACATCAATTCAAGCAATGGTTCAAGTGATCCGTCTTCAGGTGACTCAGGTGGCTCAGGCGGTGCTGGTGGTTCCGGTGGTGATATCGGCGGATTCAGCATGGATGACAGTGGTGCAAAAGAACAGAAAGGGCTTCTTGAAGAAGTAGACAAGCAGTTAGAAGAAATCAAGAAGAAGGTTGCGGAATTCTTCCAGCCATTAAAGCAGTCATGGGATAAGTTTGGTGCGCCGATGATTGCAGCTGCAGTATATGCATTTAATGGCGTCAAGAACCTTCTTATGGAAATAGGCAAGTCAATGTACACAGTGTGGGAAAATGGCACAGGTGCAAAGACTGTCGAACTGATATTGAAGATATTCACTAACATCTTCAAGATAATTGGCAATATCTCTCAAGGACTGGCTGATGCATGGAACACTGCAGGCCTAGGCGATTCAATCATTCAGCATTTATGGAATATATTTAACTCTATATTGAAGATCATCAATGAGATTCTGAAAATTGTGAGAGATATCACTAAAGCGATTGACTGGACTGCTGTATTAGGTGCAGTGGATGTGGTCCTTGGTATCATTGATGGGTTATTCTCTTTCATAGCAGATAATGTAGGTCTTATTCTTGGCATACTTTCAGCTATTGCGGGATTATCATTATTTTCTACTCTTGCCGGAATTCTTGGTACTGTCATCACACAGATACAGCTTGCAGTGGGAGTATTTTCAGGTTGGGCATCACTTGCAACTGCGTTGAGCGGTGCATTTGGAATTCTTCCACAGATTTTTGCATCTATTGTAATGGCTGTGAATCCTGTAAATGTCATCATTGGGGCAGTCATTGCTACAGTGGTAGACTTATGGCAGAAGAGCAAGAGCTTCAGAGATGACATAGTAAGCATTCTAGGAAATATCGCCACTATTGTTCAGAAGGTATTTCTAAATATTGTGGCACCTATCATTGATACAGTTGGTAAAATCATCATGGATTTTGTGGAAACTGTTCTTAAGCCGTTGTGGAACGCATGGGAGAATGTATTCCAGAGCATAATGGGATTATTAAGTGATTTTCTTAAGTTCGCTACGCCTATATTCAGTACGATTCTTGATATTCTAGGACCTATATTCAAATTGGCCTTAACACTATTGAGAGGTGTATTTGATATGGTATTTGCTGCAATTAGGGGAATTATTGAACGCGCAGACAAAACAATCTGCGAAAGAGTCAACAATATCAGAGAATTCTTTCGTAATCTAGGTGAATGGATGGAAGGAACTTTCGGTTTCAAATGGAAGAATGTGTTTGAAACGGTTAAGAATGCCGTCAAGGCGTTCAGAGACTACGTGGGTCCTATCATTAATTCATTGGAAGTTATTTTCATGGGTCTTACTAACTTTATCAGTGGTGTATTCTCAGGCAACTGGAGAAGAGCATGGTTTGGTGTCAGACAGATATTTGAAAGTATTGTTTCTGGATTAAGCCACATCTTCAAGGCTCCATTGAATTTCATGATTGATGGAATCAATAAATTCTTAAGCGGTATCGGCAAGATAAAGATTCCTGACTGGGTTCCTGGAGTCGGTGGAAAAGGATTCTCAATTCCTAGGATTCCTAGACTTGCAAAAGGTGGTATCGTAAGTGCATCCACTATTGCCAATATTGGTGAAGCAGGAACAGAAGCAGTAATACCATTACAGAGAAACACACAGGGACTTGATATGATTGCTGAAAAGATTTCAGAAAGATTATCACTTTCTCAGAATGACGGCACAGGCGCTACCTACGTCATTAAATTAGTTCTTGATGATGGCAGAGTAATCACAAAGATGGTGATTGACAATATCAAGGACTATGAAGCACGCACAGGAAAGCCTGTATTTGACTATTAGGAGGTGGAATAAATGGCAGATGAAGCGAAAATCAAGATAAACGGAACACTTATTCCGACTCCTTCAGAGATTAGCGTAGAAATCAATGATCTAGATTCGGATAGTGTCAGACCTGTATCAACAGGCATATTAAGAAGAAATAGAATACGTTCTAACATGCTTAAGATTACATGTACATATAAGTTGAATACATTTACAGATGTAATGAATATTTTGAAGGTACTCACTCCGGCAGAGTTCACGGCAGAACTCTACATTCCTGATCATGGTATCAGAGGAACCAAGAAGATGTATGCTTCAAATAAGAAGTACAATTATAAGAGAGTGCAGTCTGGTCTAAAGGCAGATTCATTCTCTTTCTCTCTGATTGAGGTGTGATCATATGCTTATAAAGTATGGAGAGACAAATGTAACGGACAGACTTCTTGATTATAAGATGTCTGTCTCTTTTGCTGACTGCCGTATGATAGGCAACGTGCCATCAATTGAACTGACAATGAAGTTCGATAACTATGACGGCATTCTTGACAATATCGACATCAGCAAGTACTGGGAAGTCAAGGAGAATGATGCATCTGATACAAGATACTTCAAGGTGTATGATCAGCCGGAGAAGTACACCAAGGAACTTACTCTCAAGATGTATGACAACAACTATTCTCTTGACAAGGCATACGATACTAAACTGTCTTATCCTGTCGCTATAAAAGACCAGCTAGACGAGATTGAAAGTCTGACTGGTCTTTCTATTATTCGTGAAGGAATACCGCAGTATGTTCTTGATAAGAGCGTATCATGGTACGATAACACGATTGTAATAAGAAACTATCTCGGATGGATTGCGGAACTGTTTGCAGCAAATGTCTATGCAGAGGGAATTGATTCTATTAGGTTTGTACCAATTGAAAAGAGCGCCTTTGCAGCTACACAGGATTTAACAGACTATGAGAAGAATGAGGTGTATACACTCACAAGAGTATATGCTGAAAATGGTCTCAACCCTCTTTCTAAGGGTGATGAGACAGGCAATACGCTGTTTATTGATTCAGCAAATCTATATGCAGATGAACAGAGCATCATAGACAGCATCTATGACAGACTTAAAGGATTGACTTTCAACCAGGTGAAGAATGTCACGATGATATCGATTGATAACCTTCTTCCTGGTGCTCTTGTTAATTATAACAGCAATGAATTCACTTTCTTTGTATCGGATCTAACTGTCAGTTATAAAGGTGGACAGTTCTCAATGTCTACAGTTGACGGCAGTGTGACAACAAAGAATGAAGAAAAGACAGTGAAACGTGTATCTAATACAACACGAATCAGAAAGCTGCAGGTCAAACAGGACCAGGAATCATTGAAACTGGATATAATCGCAAAGGAACAGGAAGGCATCAATGACAAGATGGCGCAATTAAGCCTGTCCAATGAGAAGATATCGCTAAGGGTTTCAGAAGTTGAAGAAAAGGCTGGAGAAGCAATCAAACAGGCACAGGGTTCTGTTAAGAAATTTGTTTGCGAGTATGCTAGTTCAACAGATGGAGCTACACCACCAGAAACAGGTTGGTCAGAGACTGCACCGACTTGGCGTCCAGGATTCTATATATGGCAGAGAACCGCCACAACGATCAACAATACTGTCACATACAGCGCTCCAGTATGTATTACGGGTGCAAAAGGTGAGGATTCTATATTGTTGTGTATAGAATCATCAAATGGTACGACATTTAAGAACAGCGATGTGGCAACTATATTCACAGTAAATATCTATGTGGGTGGAGTTGTGATTGATAACTCTTCAAAACTGAGAGAAACATTTGGAGATAATGCATATCTGCAGTGGCTCATTAAAAGGCATGGAGAGACAGAATTCAGCAAGATCCCGTTAGATGATTCAAGACTCAACAATAATGGGTTCATGTTTACTATTTCAGCAAAAGACATTAAATTCAAGGCAGTATTCAACTGCGAATTAAACATTTAGGAGGAAAATTATGGCAATTAAAGCGGTCAATCAGATTGACGTTATCGACTTAACCGATGGTTATTCGGTTGTATTAACTAATGACAACTATACATTCTTAGGTACTACTACTTCTGTAAACGGTACACAGACAACTACTACACAGGTAATGGCATTATGTGGTAGTGAACAGGTTCCATGTACTGTAGGAACTATTACATGTCCTACAGGAATCTCAGCAGTTTCTGATGGAAAGACACCAATGCCAACAATCACAGTTACTGCAACATCTGCATTAACTAAGAGTGGTACTATTACTATCCCTATCGTCGTTGATGGTGATATCACAATCAACAAGACATTTAGTTACTCAATCGCATTCAAGGGGCAGACAGGTCAGAATGGTACAAGTGTTACCGTAAGTTCAACATCAGTTACTTACCAGGCAGGTGCAAGTGGTACCACTAAGCCAACAGGGGAATGGAGCACTACTGTTCCAAATGTACCTAATGGTCAATTCCTTTGGACTAAGACAGTAGTCAAGTATTCTGACGGCAAATCAACAGAAGCCTATTCAGTCTCTTATAAAGGTACAAACGGCTCAAATGGTTCAAATGGTACAAGCGTTACTGTAAGTTCAACATCTGTAACATACCAGGCAGGTACAAGCGGCACTACTCCTCCAACAGGAACATGGAGTACTACAGTGCCTAGCGTGGCAAATGGTCAGTATCTATGGACAAAGACTGTTGTAAACTATTCGGATGGTAAGCATACTGAATCATATTCAGTTTCCTACAAAGGTACAAACGGCACAAATGGAAAGGATGGCTTAGACGCTATCACAATGGCAATTACTTCGAGTGGTGGAACAATCTTTAAAAATACCGCTATTGCTACAACTTTAACTGCTCATGTCTATAAGGGTGGGGTTGAAGTAACTGGCTCTGCGTTATCTGCATTAGGAACCATCAAGTGGTACAAGGATGGTGGAACTACTGCAGTAGCAACAGGGGCAACATATACAATCGGTGCCGGCGATATTACAAACAAGGCAACATTCAGCGCACAGTTAGAAGGATAATCATATGATTAAGGCATCGGCTAGCATGACCCTCGTGAGAGTCAATGATGGCGAGGACGGGCAGGGAATTCGCTCAATCACTCCGGAGTATTATCTATCAGATTCTGCAACGGAAATGCCCGACGCAAGCAGTAGCGGGTGGAAAAGCGTTCCCGATGACTACATTGACAAGCATTATTACTGGGTTAGGTCGAAGATATTATGGGATGATGGAACATATACTACGACCACCCCAGTGCTTGCAAATGACCTAAAGTCAATCATTGATGATTACGACAACAGAATAAACAACATGAACAATCAGCTGCAGCAGGCAACAAAAAATGCATCTTCGTCTATAGAACAGACAAAGACATCCATCTTACAGACAGTATCAGAGAATTATTACAGTGCCTCTGACGGTGCAAACCTTGCTTCTACTGTATCTACTATTCAGCAGACAACAGAAAGCATTCAGATGGGATTTGTAAAGAAAGAAGACTTTAGTTCTCTTTCTGATACCGTATCAAACAATCAGACTCAGCTGAACACTTATATCAGATTCAATGCAGAAGGCATAGAGATAGGTAAACAGGAATCTGAATTCAAGACAAAACAGACAAACAGCAAATACTCTATTCTTCAGAATAATGACGAAGTAGCGTATTTTGCTAATAACAGAATGTATAACTCAAACATCGAAGTTTCTAGTTCTTTAAGGATTGGAAACTTCGGATTCATTGTTAACAGCGATGGATCATTGACTTTTAAGAAAGTAGGTGGTGACTGATGGCAACAAGTGCATCATGCAGTGCATCGTTTGGTGGTGGCAATGGTAATGTCACAATGACAATGACACGAACAAGTGTCAATGTTGACGGAAACTATGATTTATGGACTGCTACACTAACTAAATACTATAAGTGGAATATTAACTCAAGCGCTACTAAATACGGCTCTATGTGGGCAAATGGTGTCCTCATCTGGTCGGGTGGTGTGACTATCGGAGGAAGTGGAACAAAGACACTTGCGACAGTTACGAATATTAGAATCCCTCATGACAGTAACGGGGGAAAGCATTTTGATTTCTCATTTTCACAGGAATTGAAGGTAACCCTTTCGGGCAACTATGTAGGTAGTGTATCTGCTTCGGGCGGCATTGACTGCGATGTCATTCCTAGAGCGACTAAGCCTTACTGTTCGCCAGCATCAGTTTATTTTGGAAACAGTGTCACAATCAAGACACCTAGAGCGTCATCTGATTTCGGACATGTAATCACGTACAGCTTTTATGATAAGACTGAACAGATTGCTGATAATCAGTGGAATGACGAATTCAGATGGATAGTTCCAACTTCACTAATCAGTAAGATGCCCAATGCTTCACAGTTCTATATTTGTTTCAGAGTAGATACATACAGTCGTTCCGGTAAATTCATCGGTAGTAATTACTGTACCTTGGATGTTGTACTTCCCTCGGGTTATGGACCAACTGTTACAGGTATCACATACACAAATGAAGATGCTGCAATTGCAAAAAGATTCGGAGCATCAACAATTATACAGGGTGTTTCGAAAGTCAAATGCAATGTATCTACCTCAACAAAGAATGGTGCTACAATCACGTACTACCAAAATGAAATTGACGGACAGAGTATACCTGGCCCAAACAGTTTCTTTACGACACAGCCACTCAAGTCTTCTGGTACAGTTGTTCTTAAATCAACGGTTACAGATTCGAGAGGACAGAAGGCTACACTCTCAAAGAATATCAGTGTCACACAGTGGTGGTCACCGGCTGTTAAGAATGTCAGCGCACAGCGTTGGAATGTATCATCAAACAAGGCTGATGATGACGGCACGGCGGTTAAGATTACTTATTCATTTTCAATCGCACCTGTTGCAAATAAAAATGATAAGATTGTCATGATCCAGTACAAAAACGGTGAAACGTGGACTACTCTTGCAACTTATACAGATTCATACAGTAGCGAGAACAAGGTATATATATCATCTGCTGGCAAGTTCAATATAGATAATGCCTATTCCTTCAGAGTGCTTGTGAAGGATTACTTTACGACAGATGGTGTTGCATCTTATGCTGCTATTGCGCCTTCGTTCAAACTGCTTGATTTTTCGGCTGATGGCAAAGGAATTGGAGTTGGGTGCAAGGCAGAGACTGGAAAGTTAAAGGTAGATATGCCTCTTGAAGCGCAGTCATTTAATGGGTATGTATTTGATTTTGATACAGAGAATCAAGTAGATACGTGGGTGCCCGTGCTCACGGATAAGAAGATACAGCATAGAGTTATTGGCTGGTCTGATTGGATCTCTTGTGGAACTAATGCATGTGGTATCACACTGAAATACCGATATAACGACGGATTGAAACTCTGCGAAATAAACTGGGATGGTTCGTTGACTGCTCCAATTGGTGGAAACACAGGGGGATATATATGGAGTAATTTCCCTAACGATAAAAAGCCTAGGCAAAATGTTTTCGTTCCTGCTGTTTATCCAGGAGGAACTTTAGTGGTACGTTTTTACCCCATAACCAACGATGGTACAAAGAATCAATGGACCATCACATCATTGAAAGACAATGTAAATAGTGCATACGTATGTGGCACATTTATTTACTCATATGCTTAAAGGAGAAGGAAAATATGAAATTATATGATACATCATTAAAATACATGGATGCGATTAACGCTATCGGAGGCACTATTGTAGCAGTATTGACTGCTGCATTAGGCACACATTGGTTTTTATTCGTAGGCTTTTTGACATTAAACATCATCGACTATATCACAGGAATTAGAAAATCTCGTTTAACAGGCAAAGAAAATTCAGCAAAAGGAGTGCGTGGTGTATGGAAAAAGTTGGGGTACTGGCTAATGGTGCTAGTCGCATTCCTTGCATCAGCGATTTTTATCGAAATCGGTCAGACAATCAATGTTGATCTAACAATTACTACTTATGTTGGATGGTTCACTCTAGCGTCTTTAATCGTTAATGAACTTAGAAGTATCATCGAGAATTTTGTAGAAGCCGGAGACAATGTACCATCTGTTTTAACTAAAGGCTTAGAAGTAGCAGAAAACGCTATCAACAAGGAGAATAACAATGGGTAATGACGAATTTCTAAAGATTGCAGTTGAAGAAGTAAGAAGATATACAAAAGAACATCTAGAAGATCCACAGGATTTCGATATCTATGTAGTGTGGGTATGCAAGACACTTCAGAACAATAAGGCACTACTATCAACTACACTTCTTGATGGCATGTACTTCGAGTGCACTTATAATGGAGATAAAAAAGAATTATACTTTGACGCTTATCAAAAATTAGAAAACAGATGTATTAAGATGGAGGACTAACCAATGGAATTACAAGACACTGTAGAACTTATGAACAGTTCTGACTATAAGGATAGATTCAAGGCAGAATACTGGCAGGCTAAAATCAGATATGACAAGTTAGATGATATGACTGTCAAGTATGAGGCACGTACCTTGACATTCATTCCTAGATGTTCGCTTGATCTATTAAAAGAGCAGAAAAAGCATTTAGGAAATTATATTCGCACTCTAAAGATTAGAGCAGAAATTGAAGGAATTGAATTATAAGAAAGAAGGTATAAAGTATGATTATTAATGTACATGGTGGACATTCTCTTAAATGCAGAGGAGCAACAGGATTATTAGACGAAGTCAACGAAGACAGAAAAGTTAAAAATAAAGTCATTGAGTTGCTAAGAGCAAACGGACATACAGTATATGACTGTACTGATGATAATGGAAAAGACCAGAATTCTAACCTAAAAGCAATTGTAAATAAGTGTAATAATCATAAGGTTGACTTAGATGTCTCTATTCATCTCAACGCTGGAGGCGGAACAGGTACAGAGGTATATGTCTATAGCGACAACTCAAAAGCCAAAGATGAAGCTGAAAGAATCGTCAAGAATATTTCTAACACTCTAGGCATTAGAAACAGAGGTGTTAAAACATCTACTAAGTTATATGTGTTGAGAAAGACTAATTCTCCATCACTACTTGTTGAGTGCTGCTTTGTTGACAACGCTATTGATAAAGTGAAATGGAACGCTGACAAGTGCGCAAAGGCAATTGTAGAAGGCATTTTAAATAAGAGCGTCAATGAACACGTTGAAACTCCTACACCTAAGCCACAGAGCAATGCATCTAGTACTTTAGGTACTTATATGATTACTGCTAGTGATTTAAGTGTCAGAACAGGACCAGGAGCTAACTGTAGAAGAAAGACATATGAGGAATTAACTAAGAACGCTAAGGCTCACGATTACGATAAGGACGGATGTCTTAATTACGGTACTCGTGTCACTGTATCTCAATTCGATGGAGATTGGGCAAAGATTCCAAGCGGTTGGGTTGCTAAAAGATACTTGAAAAAAGTCTAATTTAAGTTTTATTATGAGTTTATTCATAAAGATGTTGACTATACTCGACTTAATTTCGACTAAATCTCGACTAAATCTCGACTACACAACAATTTATATTCATAAGAAAAGACCAGGG